TATCACCATCAAGTATGATTCTGGCGTACTCTCCCTTGTCCCACTTCGCCATGTAGCTAGCCAAGCACCTCAATTCGATGCCCGATTGGTCGCTACCCATCAACTCCCAACCTTTAGGCGCGTGGAATAACTCCCGACATTCCTTGCCGTATTCTGCGCGGTCACTAGGCACCTGCTGAACATTAGGTCTGCTGGCTGTAGCACGTCCTGTGATTGCACCGAGAGTGTTAGTGTTGTAATGGATACGCCCATTCTTACTAAGCTTGAGCCAACCGTTCTTACCCTCTGCTAACTGGCCTACACGTTTGACGAGCATCAGGTATTCCAAAAGCAAGGCTGCTTCAGGGATAGTCTTTTCAATCTCTTTTAACGTAGTCTCATTAACAATTACTTGGCCTGACTCAGTGAAAGCTTTGGGCTTCCAACCGCGTCTTTGAAGTCTGTCGGCAATCTGCTGACGTGAGGTAGGGTTGAATGGAAGGGTCTTAGTTTTGGTCTTCATTACAATGACATTAGGTTCAAAGGTGTGAACCATAATCTGCTTTAGCTCATCCCTACGTGCTGAGAGTTTGGCGTACAAAGCCACTGCCTTATCTTCGTTAAAGGGAAAGCCAAAATGCTCTTGCTCTAAACAGATACGGTGGATTTCATGCTCTAAATCCATAGCGTCTTGGCTGTAATTTTCTTCAACAATTTTGTCGTAGAGTTTGTTATTCACCAGTACGTCTTGGCAGCAATACTCAAGCATTTCCTTTGAGTAGTTTTCCCAATCTGCTGTAGCTCCGTACTCACCTTTGAAACAGTTGAGGCGATAGCCCCAAGCCTCCAATGAGTGCCTACCCTTAAGCTTAGGGGGTAAGGTTTGATTCTTTCCTGCGTCAATCTCTCCCATGTTTCCCCACACCAAACGACACTGTATTAACGTATCTGTTATTACAGCATTAGTGTGCCAAGTAGGGTAAAGCTTCTTAATAACTGCGAGGTCGTACCCCATGATATTGTGACCAATAAGTTCATCAGCATCAGACAGTAACTTAAGTCCTTCATTGATGTTGCCGTAAGCAGTAGAGAACTTCTGAAGCTTACGTGTGGTTAGGTTTGCTGCAACAATGCAGTGGATTTTAGTTACTTGATCTAATAGACCATTAGTTTCAATATCAAATACATAACGCATGGGGGTATATCCTCTCGTTGGAGTGATTAGTTAAAAGAAGAAGCACCGTGGATAACTGGGGCATCGGGGGCTAACCCTTGCACCATACGTCCTGTTGCCTCATCAAACAGCAAGTAATCTGCTGGGCCTGTACGTCCTGTATACCGACATTTAAGTACGGTAAGCAAAGACGTGTTGCGTTGAGTATCGTTTTCCTCTTGCTGATTTCGGGAGATTGCATAGACGTTATTTGATAACTGCTTAATAGAGCCTGAACCGCGAAGGTCATCTGAACTAGGAACGTAGCCCTCTTCAAACGATCTACCTTGCGGTGCTTTCTTAAGGTGGCTAATCAAGCCTATGTACACACCAAGTTCTTGAGTGAGCATCTTCAGGTTGTGCATAATGCTGTCAATAGCTCTACGCTCATCCTGACTGTCTTGGCCTAAGTCACTGACTAAGATACTTAGATGGTCAATCCAAATAATCTTGCAGCCTAAACCAGTTGCGAAATACCTAACTTTATTATAAAGGTCAGTCTCATCAAGAGAGCCGAAAGCATCATAGACATTCAAGCGGTTGTTGCCCTTGTCATCGACAGCACCAAAGGTTTCATCGAAGCCTTTCCAGTAATCTTCTTGAGGTACGAACTCACGCACATCGGGCAGGTTCAAACGCTTGCCTATGTGTATTCCTATAATGCCTTCTGCGGTATCTTCAAGAGGTTCCTCAAGATGAATCAAAGCTTGATTCAGTTCTGTAGTCTGCATGAAGTGCCATTGCATTTGCTTGATAAGCGTAGTCTTTCCCATACCTGAACCCGAAGTAAAAACGTCCAGTTCTCCTATGCGGATACCGTAAGTTTTTTGGTTCATTCCCTGCATGAAGTCAGGCCATGCAAAGGAAGGTATGTCAGGACGGTCTTCAAGACGCTTGCGTAGCTGCTCACCTGACACAATCCCTGCTGGACTGTAAGGTTCTGCTCTCCACATTGCGTTGATTAGATCAGCACCTAAGCCTTTCATTACCATATCGCTGGCATCTTTATGAGGGAGTACGCCAATGTGAGCTTTCCTTGGGGGAAACAATGCTGCAACCTTTAAGGCTGCTTCCTTACCTGCCTCATCCATATCGAACATGATGTTTACACGGTCGAATGTAAGTAGCCACTCAATGTTCTGAGTGACCGCTTTGACTGCTCCTTGTGCCCCCGTAGGGATGGATACACAAGGGTAACGATTTCCTTGTGTCTGGCTACCAGAAATTGCGTCTAATTCTCCCTCGAAAATTGTCACCATTTTACCGCCACTAGACCACAACCACTGACCATACAAAGGTATGTTTTTAGTGTCGCCTAGAAACTTAAAAGACTTATCAGGTAGCCTAATCTTCTGAGCGATTGTGGCACCTGACTTATCTTTATAGTTAGCAACTTGAACAGTGCTACCTTTATACTCACTAACAGTGTAGTCCCAAAACTGACACGTATCTGCGTCAATCTTGCGTTTCTTGAGGTACGTATGTTCACCTTTCGGTATCAAACCTGCTTGCATAGGTGCTACCTCTCTAGCGGTGGATTCAACGTCTTCTGGTATGTTTACGGCACAACTGTAACAGTGGCCCCACCCGTTACTGTAGACGTGATAAGCGTCTGAGCTAGTGCATTTCGGGCAGGGGAGCTTTCCTTGGACTAGGTACGAATCTCCTTGATCTGTGTTAACCATTCCTTCACCTCAAATACTGGGCAGCTTTTGTTAGGGTCTAGGTCGTTGTGACCAACCACGGCTGCGTTAGGGTAGATTTTGGATAACACATCGACTAGAGAGTCGAGAGTGTCCCATTGGGGTTGAGTAAAGTTTGCATCGGCATCACCGTCAGCATCCATGCCGCCTACCAAACAGACTCCAATACTATTGTGATTAAAAGAAGCTACGTGCGCCCCTTGGCTGTGTAAATCACGGCCTGTTTCGATGAGTCCATCACGTCTTACGATCATGTGATAACCACAGCCAAGCCAGCCCCTTCTCTTATGCCATTGGTCAATCTCCTTGAACCCAATGTCCATTGTTGGTTTAGTGGCTGCACAGTGAATTACTATGTAGTCAGTCCTGTCTCTCATTTTCATCGGGTACTTCCTCAAGCCAATCTTCAGGTACAGTCCCCTCGCAGTATTTGAAGTTATACTTCTCTGCCCACTGCTGGTTGGTGTATCTTTTAGATTGAACTTTGGTGTTTAGGTTTTGAAATAAGAATCTAAATTCCTTTTCGGGATACTGCGCCTGTAGCAGACGCATCTTGCGGCAGTCTTCATTTCTGAACCAACCTTTAGCCTCAATGTAAATACCATTAGGCAACTGAAAGTCTGGTATGTACTTCCTCTCGACAACGTAGGGGATACGCTCATCTTCATAAAGGAAGTCCACACCTCTTTTAGCTAGATCAAAAGCCACGTTCTTTTCAAGACCACTTCGGTATTTAAAAGTCTTCGTCTTCGTCTTCGCTGAAGTCACCTTTACTGGTTTCTTCTTTGGCAAAGGGGCTTTCGTCTTTTTCAAACTCATAACCTTCTTCCGTATCAAACGGGTTGCTGTCATTGCTGTATTCGTTTAGTTCAACTACCTGAACGCTTTTGAGGCGCAAGGACACTGAGGCTTCTTTAGTAGAGGCAAGCATATAAGGGATTGTTTCAAACGCGACCTTGCAGATTGAGCCATTACCGATACTGATTTCCTCAGTGATTGGCTTACCCTTGGCATCATAAACGGCTGGCTTCTGCGTAAAACTATCACCGTTTTTCATTTCCACACGCGCCTTGGTTTTGAACTTGAACTCAACCAAACCTGTTTCCTCTCCGTCATCATCTAAGACTGACTCAAAGGGTAAACGCTTGACCATCTTTGTCTTGAGTTTAGGGTTCTTCTTTAACTCATTAGCATAGACAGCATCGACCTGCTGCGTTAAGCGTGTCGTTAAATCTTCTGCTTCGTCTATCTTTAGTTTAAGATTGATTGAGTACAAGCCTAGAGGGTTGAACTTAGTGTCTGGTGTGAAAAGCTTGACCCATTCTGCTGGGCCTTTGGGTGTGACTAATATTGTTGCTGAAGCCATGATTCTTTCCTATTGTTGGTGAAGTTGTACTAATGCGCCAACATCAATGCCTTGAGAAAGCAAAGATGTATAAAGGTGCATGGGGATGGGCAGATCAAACTCGACAAACATAATTGCCATTTCGATCTGAATTTCTTGATAACTCATAATGCTGCTCCGTGATTTCGGTTCAGTTGTGTACAACGGCACGTTAATGTTCTTTCATCATTAGTGGGACAAGTCAAGCACATTAAGAAAAGAAATACTTAGACTCTAGTACGCCTTTTAAATCCAATGTGCCACGTCTGGGTGCTGGGGCTACTTCAGGTATGCACTTAAGCATCTGTTGTCTGAAGTCTTCGACCACATCGTTCTCTTCAAAGAATTTTATATACTCTTCCCTGAGACAACGGGATAACGTGGCAGCGTGTTTTGCAGTCGTGCCGAATGAGTCGTGAATCATCCAAAAGTCTTTAACCCCCTCTCGCTGACACTTTAGAACTGTCAGTATCAGGAAACTGGAATCCAAACTGTGAATGAAATTTGGGGAGATTCCACTAGCTGCTCTCTTCTTATCTACCTTTTGGTAATCAGGATTAGATAACCTCGGACGCATCAAGTGACCATCAATATGCGTCTGAATACGAAGGGTCTTATACTCAGGATATTGCTGGATAACTTTAAAGCCACTAGGGGTCTGCCAGATTATCGGAATGTTTTCTTTGCTCACATCTCGCGCAATCCTTGTCATCCAATCCATGCACTCCTGAGCCGACACTACGCACTCCCCGATACTCGACCAGATCACCTTGGCTAGATAAAAAGAGGCACGAATAAAGGCATCTTCATCATCTTTAAAAGGGTTAATAGCCTTTCCCGAATCGAATCGGGCATTGAGTTCATCACGAACATAGTCACGGCAACTGAATAAAGTTGCTGAATAAACGAGGGTCATCGTTGGGGTCTTTGTAAGCTTTCGATCTATGCCGAACTCTAGCCACTCCTTAGCCCATACAGCCTCTTCAGTACCACGTTCTACTTCCTCCGCTAACTTACGTTCAGTTATATCCGCAACGTCCCTATACACATCACTGGGGGTGTCAGACGGTGATACATTAGTAGCTGCCGCGCCAACAGAATCCCGTAGCATTGCGCTATAGATTTGGAGGCCCGAATTGCAAGCATCAAGCGAAACTGCTATGTGACTAATGAAGCCGTAGCCCTCTCTGTGAAACGCTGCAATCTCGAAACAGACCGCTAAGAAATTCCACGGGTCATCTGCATCTTTCCATGAGGTATTGGTCAACGGGTCAGCGTCAATAGCGTCAATTTCAGG